GCCTCCCGCCTCCGGGATTGGCAATCCGGCCCTGATGGCAAAAGCCCTGGATGGCATGCCCTCCGCGGCCAGGGAATACTATCTGGGGGAACTCAACAAAGCGGCTGCCTCTCTATGACCAGGGACGACCAACTGGCAGCCTTGAACAAGTCCATCCTCCGGGACCTGCCGGACATCCTGGACGCCTGGCTGGGGGATGCCCGGCCAGGGTTGGAAAAACTGACCCGCGCCGCCTGTGACGACACCCTCACGGACGACGAATTCCGGCGCATGGTGGCCGACTACCTGGCATCCGGCAAGTTGCTCAAAAGCCTGCATCCTGCCGCCCTGGCGGAAGCCATGGAACACGCCATGGGCACGGCGGCAGTTATCGGCAAAACCTCCGTCCCCCGCGTATGAGCATTGACCTGAAATTGACTAGGGACACGGTGACGCCGGAACTGGAACGACTGGCCTCACGCCAGCCTGCCCTAAAAAAAATCATGGGGATTTCCATGAGGAACACGCTCATCAGCCATTTCCGGGCCAAGAACGCCAGGCCGAACCGGCTGGGGGGCACGCGGACCAATTTCTGGCTGGCTGTCGCTAATTCCTGCACGGCTCCCATGGTAGGAGGTAGCGGCATCATGGTCCGCATTAACCATCCCCATGTGGCTATCCACATTTACGGGGGGAACATTACCCCCAAGAAAGCCAAAATGTTGGCTATCCCGGTCACAGCAGAAGCCCACGGAAAAAGTCCCCGCGTCATTAAAGACCTACGGTCTGTCTGGTCCGGAGGCCGCCCGGTGGGGTTGGCTCTCGGACAAAAAATGTACTATGTATTCAAGCGAGGGCAACGCATCCCCAAAGACCCGCGGGCTTTGCCTCCCGACGACAAAGTACTGAAGGCAGTCAACAGTGCCGCCCGCATCTTTCTTCGCCGCCAGGGACGCCCCTGATTACCATTCAGGCCTCGGTGTCCAAGCTGACCCTCCGTCTGTGGCATAGTCAGGGCATGATGTTTTACGCCAACTTCTCCGCGTCCGGCCTGACGGATGACGATACGGACGACATTCAGTGGATGCCCCCCGGCGTCCAGACGGTTTCCCCACACACTCCGGAGGGCAAGGTCGTAACCGTGACCATCCTGGTTGACGAGGCCGCGGCAGCACGCGTGGAAGAATGCCGCGCCAGGTACCAGGCTGAATTTGACGCCGGGACGGGAGATGCACCTTATATTGATTTCCTGCATGCCGATGGCGAGGCATCCGCCTGGGTTAACCGCGTGTACTGGGGAGGGGATGACCCCAAGACGGGAGGCATCCGCCTGGTAGTCTCCTGGACCGATGAGGGGCGGGCCAAGAAGGGCAAGTCCCTCAAGCGTTTTTCTCCTTCTTTCGACCTCTCCGAGCCGGACGGCGACGGCATTTGCACCGTGACAGGTACTTCCGCCAACATGGGCGGTTTGGTCAACCGGGCCGCATTCAGAGCCATTCAATCCCTTTCTGCCTCCGCCCCTGCGGGCGGTGGTCCTGAAAACACAAAAACAGAAACGACAACCATGACCGACGAAGAAATCAAAGCTTTACAGGACGAAAACGCCACCCTGAAAAAGCAACTGGAAGAAACGCAGAAGATTGTTTCCGACATGCAGGCCAAGGCCGCGGAAGATTCCGTGGAAGCCGCCTGCGCGGAGGGGAAAATCTCGCCTGATATGAAAGCATCCTGGAAGGAAACCCTCCTGAAAAATCCGGATGCAAAAAAACTGCTGGCCTCCCTGCCTGTCAATCCTGTGTTCCAGGCGGCTTACAAGCCGGAGGACAACAAGGACGGCAATCCCCAGGGGCAAGCCCTGCTGGCCTCTTATGATGCCATTAAAGACCCTGCTGCACGAACAGCGTTTTTCGCGAAGCACCGGAAAGAATTGCTTTCTTCGAAGCACTAACAGCCCTGAAAATTCACTCACACACTATATATAATAGCTATGTCTACTACTATTGATATTAAACTGAACGATGACATCATCGTTACTGACGGCCTGGAAGCGTTCAAAGAATCCCTTGCGGCTCTCAACATGTTTTCCCGGAATTACTCCAAGGACGCGGCCAATCGCGGTGACACGTTGAAGGTGCCCTTGATTGGGTCTATTGAAGCGTCCGACAAAGAAAACGACTATGAAACCGACACGGGGACACTTGGGGCGGTATCGGTCTCGCTGGATGGCTATGCCAAAGCCACAGTTGGCTTGACGGACCGACAATTCCTGGAAAGCTCTGCTGCCGACCTGAAAATATGGGCCGGACAAATGGGGAATGCTGTGGCAGCCAAGGTCATCACGGATACGTTCGCGAAAATGACCAAAGCCAATTATCCCACGACATTAACGCCGACGGCGGGAATGTCGGTTGCCGACCTGCTCGTGCTGGCGCGGGAAAAGATGGGGACCCTGAAAGTGCCGAAGACCAACCGCACTTATTTCCCCTCTCCCTCCGCTTATACGGCCCTGTCTAAGGATTCTTCCGTTCAGGTTGCATCTGCGCTGGCTTACGGCGGCACGGAATACATTCGCGACGGGGTCATTCCCCGCCTGTTGGGTTTTGACCTTTTCGAATCTACTATTCTGCCGCCTTCGGCTGCTGCCCCTAACGGATTTGTGGTGCATCCTGCCGCCATGGCGGTTGCCACCCGTGCCGTGACTCCCAGCGAACCCAAAGCCTACCTCGAAACCAGAACGATCACGGACCCCGACACCGGAATTACCCTGTCCTATCGCCGCCATTACGCCGAGGGCAAGGGCAAGCACTTCTTGACCTTTGAATGTTTCTTCGGGTCTGCTGTCGGACTCAATGATGCTTTGATTCTGATGCCTGCTATCCCGGCTGGAGCATAAGAAAATTAACCCCGCATGAATTGCCCGGCGTGTCTGCCGATTTGCCAGCGCGCCGGGCCTATATCCTCCCATGAAAACACTCCTGACAGAATCCAACCTCCTGGCCTCCCTGACGGCCAGCCAGCTCGCCGACATCCGCAAGCAGGCCCCGGCAGGGGAAGACCCCGTGGCAGACAACATGCTCAGTGCGGCGGCCCTGGTGGATGGATATTGCCAGGGCCGCGAGGTTCCGGCCAATCTCATGACCAGATGGGCAAGGGATATCGCCGTGTTCGATCTGGTCAAGCTGCTGCACAAGACGACGGACGACCAGCGGACCGCCTATGATGCAGCACTTAAAGCCTTGCAGGAGGTTAGGGACGGCACGTTCCCTTTCCCCTCTTCCTGCGGCAAAAAATCCGGAGCCATTGCTTATGGCTCCAACCGTAAAATCATATGATTACAGACACACAATGGTTGCTCCGCGCCGTAACTGCGGAACTCGAACAAGCCGGAATCGCCCAATGCGTCACGGCTCCCAATGTCCTGACCTACGAGGCCGCCCTGGCGGACCTCAACCAATATCCGGCCAGCGTCATTTTCGTTCTTCCCGGTGCCCTCAACGTTTCCCACGATATTGAGGGAGGGATGCCCATCAAGGCGGACATTTCCCGCGAAGTGACCTTGTTCATCTCCGCCGCCGCTACTGGCGTTCCCGGCGGAGACATGGACACCGCCAACCACATGACTGACCGCGTGCTGCAGAAGCTCATGTGGAATTCCTTGGGTCAGGATGGCCTGGTCATCTGCAAGCCCCGAACCGCGGCCCCCCTGTCCATCGTCTGGGAAGACGCGCCGGGCCGGGCGGTCTGGACCATGACCGTGGAAGTCACGTCTTTTGAAACCGAATTCTAACCTCATACACTATATAATATATGGCTGAACAAAATTCCTACATCGTGCGCGGTAATGACATCTGCTTCGGGCTTGACGGCGTGACCGTCCCCTGGGGCGTTGTCACATCCGTCAAACGCAAGCCGTCCCGTTCCAGTGAAAAATTCGTTGGGGAATCCGGAAACACGGAATCCGTGGTCTACTGGGACCCGCAAGAGACCGTGACGCTGGATGTCATCCGCGGAGGCAAACAGGGTCAAAAAGCATCCTCCCTGCCTGTGCCCCAGATTGGGGACAAGGTAGAATTTGAAAGTAAAAACTATTACGTGGAAAATCTGGACGATTCCAGGGAGCGCACAGGCGCGCAGAAATACACGGTGGAACTGCTGCATCTGCCCTTCGTTAAGGACCCTGTCGAACCAGCCCAGGAACCAGCCCAGGCGGAGAATTCGGAAGAGACAGTCTAATTGCCGCCATGATTGCCGCCGTTGCCAATCTGTCCCTTGCCAGGGGGACTGCCTATGACGTCTCCCTCCTTATCCAGGACGCAGCAGGCGTTCCCCTGGACCTGTCCGCCGCCGACCTCGCCGCCACGCTCAAGACAGGGGAAACCGTAACCAGCCTGGATATGACCATTGCCGCTGATGGGGTCGTTCTGGTGCATATCCCCCCTCAAGGTCTGGGGATGTTGTCCTGGGAAGTCTGGTTGCAGGCTGCACCGGAAACGCCCAGGGAACGCATCCTATCCGGATTGGTGACGGTGGCGGAACGGATTGACCCTAGGGATGGCGGCAACCCGTCCACACACCGTATGATTGTGCGCCTTAGCGACGCCGTGACCGTGTCCGTTGACTCCGTTGATCTGGCGTGGTGGGCCTATGAGCAAGCAAGGTACATGGTTGAACAGGATTTGACCGGGCCACAAGGCCCCCAGGGGCCGAAGGGGGACGCCGGGGAACCGGGACCGCAAGGACTCCAAGGGCCGAAGGGAGAAACCGGGGAACCGGGGCCGCAAGGCCCCCAGGGGCCGAAGGGGGACGCCGGGGAACCGGGGAAAGACGGATTGACCGAAGAACAGCTTAATGCGCGGTATGGCAGACTGGGAGCAAGTAATACATGGTCTGGTGCTCAATCCTTCCTGGGGGGGGTTACGGCAACAGGCGAAACAACTACTCTTGGTAATGTCATCACGGCTAATATCTCTGTCCAGCGTATTGACGTTGCTGGTCCGGCGTCTTTTTCTTGGGGCGTCACTCTGGCGCAGTCTTTGACGGTGGAGGGGCTGGCAACCCTAAAGGGTGGTCTGGGGGTTGGCGGGTCCATTGTCTGCTATGATGATTATGGCATTCAAGCGTCGACAATAACCGGGTTGTACATTAGTCCGGACGAGAGCGGGGTGGAATTAGGTCATAGCGGTGGGTCAGGATTTTGCCGTATCAAATATAATACTGCGGACAAGTATGTAGATATTTTACTCCCTATTCCCGGCTCTGCTCTTCGCCTTCCACGGCTGGCTCCCATTGATATAGATGGGGCATGTGCGGCTAGTACTTTTCAATTTGGTCCTAATAGCATCGGTTTTGACCCGGACAATCCAACCAGGGCGACGACAAGTGGGACATGGAATTTTGGCGGGGCTACTTTTTCCGGAGGGGTGACGATGGAGCAATCGCTAAATGTGGAGGGCGATATTTTTTGCAAGAGGCTTGTTCTAAACGATGGGCTTCTAATATTGTCGTCCATGGGCAGTGAGGCTCGTGTGTATGCAAATTCTGGCAAAATGGTCATTAGCAAAGCTAACGGCGTTAGGAACATTTGTATTGAATTTAAAGATGGCATTCCCCTTTCGACGTCTATCACTAAGACAAATGCCGGAAGTCTTGGCCTTACTGACAAATCACTGCTTAACAGGGCAGAGGGAGATGCCCGCTGGGCTCAAGTCCGAACGGACTTGACAGAGGAACAATATGCCGCCCTCCCCGAAAAAGGCGCGACTACTTTTTATATCACGTCCGATACAGGGAAAGTCTATATCGGCACTAGAGCACTTAACTAATTTAACGCTACACTATCATGTTAATACACATTATTTATGACCGTTCCCAAACGGAAGGCACCGCATTTGACCCCCTGAAAGGCACCATCAGATTTTTAGGCCCCAAGCCTGACGGTTGGAGTTATGGTGATGAAATGCCCCTTGTGGAGTTGCCAGAAGAACAGGCCCCTATCTATTTAGCCCTTGCCGGAGCTATCCAGGGCAAGGGAGAAAACTGGGCTGCAACGCAGGTATGGGCACGCAAGGCTGGCCCGGACAAGGTGTCTCTCCAGGTGGAGGCCCGGCAGGACGGCACCGGGGCAATCCGCACTTTTACACCTGATGATGACCCCTCCCTGCTGATTGAGGACTCTGCCGCTGTGGCGTTCTTCAATCACTTCATGACGGTATGATTTGCCATCCAGGCCGCAGTGGACAAGCTGAGGCCTGTTTTGTGCCATAGTCAATGCATGTCTAAGACCTCTACCAATATTGCCGCGGCCACTGCCGCCTTGTTCCCGGATGTTGTTAAGGATGCTTTTGCTAAGAGGCAATCCCTGACCATGCGGGATTTGCTGCTCCTTGAATCTGCTGGCGTGAATTTTGTCGCACTTGGCGGCCAGCCCTCCGCTTACGAAATAACCGCGTTCATGTGGTTGTTCGCGGACCGTGACGCCTTTGCCGCTGCCCTTGATGCCGGGACGTTTAAAGAGGACTTGCACGTATGGGCGGATAGCATTTCCCCTTCCATGCTACCTGCTGCTGGGCGCAGGATTGCGGATGTCATTAAGGCGTCCTTTGCCCCAGCGGAGGACGGGGAAAAAAAGAAGAAGGCGACGGGCCGCAAACCGTGAATTGTTCGGGTGTGGGCTGGTGGCTGACCCTGGTGGATTTGCTCTGCTCCGAGTATGGATGGAGCCTTGACGCCGTCCTGGATATCGCCGTGGCCCGCGCCCTGTGTCTAAGGGCTGCCATTGCCCAGCGCAATGGCGCGGATTCCGGAGGCCTTTCCTTTTTAGAGCTTCAACTTCTGAAAAACCTATCGTGAGCAACGGCGTAGAATATAATCTCCGGCTGAACAACTCCGGTTTTAACGGACCTTTGACCGAGGCCCGGTCGTCTCTTGGCGGGTTTAAGACGTTCAGCGTCGGGTCCATGGCTGTTGTCGGCGCGGCTGTGGCCGGGGCCGCGCTGGCCGTCAAAGGGCTTCATGCCGCCTGGACGGAGGCCAAGGCTGCCGTTGGTGAAGCCGCGGACCGGGAGACGATGCAGACTGCATTCATCCCGCTTCTTGGTTCGGCCAAGGCCGCCAAGGATCGCATGATGGAACTGGCGGATTTTGCCGCACACACACCCTTCCAGTTACCGGAGATTGCCGCAGCCTCGCGCACCCTGGAAACCCTGACAGATGGCGCGCTGTCCACGGGCCAGGGGCTAACGATGGTTGGCGACGTAGCCTCCGGTACTAACACGCCCTTTGAAGAGCTCGCCGTGACCATTGGCCGCCTGTATTCCGGATTGGATTCAGGCCGTCCCGTAGGGGAAGCTATGCAGCGTCTCCAGGAGGTTGGAGCCATCACTCCGGAGGTTCGGACCAAGCTGGAGAAGCTCCAGGCGGAGGGCAAGAAGGGGTCGGAGGTTTGGAGGGTGGCCGCGGAGGATTTGGCCCGCTTTTCCGGAGGGATGGAATTGCAGTCTCAAACGTGGAACGGCAAGCTTTCAACCCTGGGAGACGCCTGGTCCGAGGTCCGTGCCCAATTTGGAGAACCCATCATGGACGCACTCAAGCCTCTGCTGGACGACGGTATCAGCACTATCGAAAATATGGCGGTCAAGGCTCGTGAAATAGGGGAAACTATTGCTTATGCCATGCGATTCATGATCGAAGCGTTCAAACAGGGTGAGGCTTGGAATCTCGCCAAGCTGGGCTTGACTCTCGCTTTTCAGGAGAGCGTGAATTTTTTATGGCGCACCCTGATGGGAGCTTTCCAAGCTATCCCTCAATTTCTCATCCAAGCCTTCAAGACTGGCGTCATGGTCTTTGACATTTTGACGGATGCTGCTTTTTGGGGCATGGTAGGTAACGCTTTTGTCGGCGTCATGCGGACAGCCGTCAATGGTATCCTGGCGTTATTGTCGGAGGGTATCGCCAACTTGATTGAGTACATCCCCGGCATGGGGAAGCAAGCCGCCTGGATGCACGGTCTTTCCCGCGAGTTTGAAAAGGACGCTGACCAGGGTGCCGCTCAGGCGGGAGGGGCCGCCAAGTCATTTATTGATTCCTACGGCGACCGCATTCTTGGACAGGTTGTTGATAACTTTTCCGCCTTACAACACGCCTTTTCCGAAGGTTTTTCCAGCGCGGCGGATGTCATGGACACCTCCGGCATTAAAGCCGAGATGGCATCTATCAGCGACCGCATCACGGGAGCACTTGAAAAACAGGATGCGGCACGGACTGCCAAAGAAAAGGAAGATGCCGCCAAGGGTAAACCCCAGCGTCAAAAAACCGTAGATGATACCCCCAAAATTAAAGTCAGTTGGGAAACCGTGCTGGCTGGGTCTCTCGCCAAAGTTGGCGGTGGTGGATATGGCCGGATGATGCTCTCTGCTGAAAACGTGCCGCAAAAGCAACTCGCCGAGCAGAAAAAGACCAACGAACTACTCGACAAGCTGCTGCAGAAACAGGGCGGTGCCCTAGCTGTTTTAGGTTAATATGAACAATGACATTTTAGGTATCCCGTCAGGCGTGCTGACATGGTGGAAGCCGTCCCAATACAATGAGACTTATGACACCCAATCTCTCAAGGAGTATTTTAAGTGTCCTAAGGGTGAGGCTCGTTCATTAGTTCCACGCATCCATTCCATCAAGCAAGGATTACCCCTGACAGACATCAGCATCGAAACCCACGAAAGCAACAAGATTGATTTTGTTACTTTGACTTATTCAGCCACGCGGGAAGAGCCGCCTGACCCGGACAATCCGGATAATCCTGATGACCCCACTTTTGAATTTGACGGCCGGGAAAGTGAAATCACCGTGGCCCTGGTCGACGAACCGATCACGCAATGCAAACTTTACAAGGGGGAAGTGGATGCCCTGGACAACACCACCCTGAAAGACCTGTGCGCCCTGATGGGAGGTCAGTTGTCTGATGAAAAAGGCGTCAGCTTGACAGATAAGCTTAACGGCAAAGTGCCTCCCTCCCTACTTTCTAAAATTTTGCGCGGGCAGACCCACTACAAGGCTGCCTATACCCAGTGTCGTCTGACCATCCCCAGCAAGGTGGATATTTCCGATTCCGGGAAAATTAGTTCCCGTGCTGGATTGCCCAACTTGCCGGAGGGTCAGGTCTGGCTTTGCGCGGGTGGGGGTGTTACTCGCCGCAACGGCAAGACGGTCACGCAAATTACCTACATTGGCGGCAATTGGGATTCAGAAATCTACGGAAAATAGCCTTATGTATCAACTCCCCCACAAGGTTAAGGGCACTGTTCTGACGGCGGCCAATTGGAATAACAGTGTCGATGCCATCCAGGACGCGCTAAACAGGTCGTCCGATTTTCAGACGATGCTTCCTTCTGTCCCTAATTCTGGACGCTGGACAGGCGGGCGGTATGCAGACAACAAGGGCGGCTTTTCCTTACGCTCCATGACCAAGGAGGGGCAAACCTGGACGGCCTATTTCAATCCTGGTAGGATTCTGGAGGTCCACGCGGGTGGTACACGGATCATCATTCCCAGGATAAACAGCGTCAAGATGGACGTTGTCCCTTATCCTTCCTTAAAAGCTGAAAAAAAC